TTGTACCTTGAAGACCAGAAGCTCCTGTGGCTCCAATGGGACCTGTGGCTCCTGTGAACCCAGAGGCACCTGTTGCTCCAATAGGACCAGTTGTACCTTGAAGACCAGAAGCTCCTGTGGCACCAATTGGACCAGTAGTTCCCTGAACACCTGTAGAACCAGTAGCACCAATTGTTCCCTGAATACCTGTGGCACCAGATGATCCTGTGAGTCCGGTAATACCCTGAAGTCCAGAGGCACCTGTCGCACCAATAGGACCAGTGGTTCCCTGAACACCTGTAGCACCAGATGATCCGGTAAACCCTGATCCTGTGGACCCAGTAAATCCTGTTGCTCCTGTCGAGCCTCGTAATCCGGATGCTCCTGTAGCACCAATCTGGCCACCACCACCGTGAGAATCTACATATTCTTTATTGGCAGCATCCAATGGATTGATGGGATCTAGCACACCAAAGATATAGTTCCCATTCATATCGACGTTCGAATGGGAAACAATAGACTGAGTGGTTAAGTCTATATCGAGATAAAATTCTGTGGCACCAACAGGCATATATCTTATTTAGGTGCTAGTATAAAGTTCACCCACTTATCGATGTGTTTAGACCAGTCATAGTGCTCTCGGGCATACTCCTGAATATCAGTACAGACTTTCCTATAATCTTCAGGATACGCCTTGGAATAATTGAGCACACCAACCACATCCTGAACGAATAGATCCTCTGCCATATGAACAGGAAATCCACCTTTGAGGCCTATAGAATTTTCTCTGAAGTATCCTACTGGAGTTCCGATACACAACTTACCAGCCGCCGCAGCTTCGAGCATAGGAAGTCCCGCACCCTCTTCGGTCGATGACATAACCACAGCATCCACACTCTTATAGAAAGAAGGCATTCCAAGGTAATGCGTCTGGGGTCGAAACAAAGGCAGTCCGACTTTATCACAGGCAGCATGGACTAATCGGCCTCGCTTGATTTCCTCTCCCGCAAAATTCCTCGACTCATATGCCGCAGCATATCCCACCGTATTGAGAGACTGAGACACTGGTGCATAGAATCGATCAAACTCGATGCCCATAGTAAGTACAGAAGGTATCCTCGATATTCCAAAATCAAATGACTTCTCCTTTAGTGTTACAGATACTACTCCATATCCAGCAAGATCTTTATATACTGTAGTTCCGATCTGAGAGTTTGATAACAGAATATCCCATTGGGCGTGAGCCACTGACTTAATCTTCTGAGGTGGAATACCGTATTGCAGAAGCCACCCAACACCAACCGGAGTGGTAACAAAGTAGTCAGTATTGTCAGAGATAGCCTGCATCTCTTCTTTGGTATACATAGTAAAGAAGTCTAGGACTTCCGCATTGATTCCATAAGGAAGCAGACGTTTACATAGAGAGTTGTGGATCTGTCCAAAGGCCCATTTAGTTTCTGTAAAAAATACAATGTTCGTCATCAGTCATTTCCCCAGACACATACCTTTGTACTATCCGGATTCCCCACTTGGTAATATCCACGAATGTTCTTGTCGGATAGCAACCAAGGATGAAGAGTCGATCCAATGTCCAAGTATGTATGATTCTTATTTGTTTCCCAACCAGTATAGGCCAGGATCTTTCCTAGTGGCCCACATGCAAATAAGAAGATACCATCCTTGGATGATTGCAGTTCATCACTGAATAACATCTTGCGGAATTGATCAACCAAATTGTAGTTCTCGATCCAAGCATTATATTCCACAGGAATGGCTACGTGTTTGAACGGAAGGTTCTGAAAGTTGGATGTCTTGTTTGCAAAGACGACGACCTTACGTTCCGAGAAGACAGGAACGATGTTGTTGATGAAGTAAGGATAGTTACCATTGACAAAGACATTCGCAAAGGTAAGGTGATCATCATTGATCGCACCAGACTCATCTCTCATCTTGTTGAAGTTATCCATACCCTGACAGCAAGGACAAACAATACCTGTGTAGTATCCTGGAGTATTTCCTTGGAAGGCTGTGGTAAGAGCATATCTGGCATCACTGTATGCAGACTCTGGTCCGTTGGTATTCCATTCACCATATCCCGAAGCAATGGTGTCACCACGCATTGCCATCATCTCACCATCACCAAACCGAGCCAGTGAAAAGTTCTCTTTGTTGATTAGTTTGTTGTGGAATTTCTCGATTTCTTCATGATATATTTTCATCTATCCAACCGATATCCTTTTTTGATATAATTTTGTAGGGAAGATCTCATGGCTGGCATAGCAATACTGGCAGTTGCGAGACCATCGTCTCCATAGGCCCATCCCTTTAGAGATCCCCACTGAGAAGTATCATTCTTTGGATGTGGAGGAACATATGTAGCGAGGTTTGTATATTTTTGTATACAGTAACTAAAATGCATATCTTCCCCAACATTCATTTGTTGGTCTAAATCTGGAAGCTCTCTCCAAAATGTAGAAAGAAGATCCCGATGGAAAAACCACTGGTGCCCCACTAGATGGACTTTAGTTGTCGCTTCATTAGGATTATCCCAACCCACCCGATGCACTCGATCATATATCCCATCATCAGGAAATATTACACCAATGGTTCCAAGAAGTCCTGGTGTTTTCTCGTGAGTCTCAAGACAATTCTTCAACCAATTACTTCCGGGAATCGTATCATCATCAGTGATACACACCCAATTGGTTCTGGCATTCAGGGCATAAGCAAACCTAGACCAGACTCCGAAGTTTGTATTGGAATATGCAGAGACACATTGCTGAGAAGTCTGGTTGTCATATTCGACTCCATTAACAGTGTTTTGCCAGTAGAAGATGTTGGTTGGTTTGACTGATTGATTGACGACTGCATCATATTGTTCTTTCAGACGATGAGGACGGCGGTACCCATTAAGTATTACTGTTACGTCAGATGTCATAGTTATCCTTCATATAATTCCAATACTCAATCTCACTTTTCTCGACGGCACCAATGATGTTTGCTACTTCAGGATTCCTACAGGTAGCACTCACCACCCCATTATTATTTAGACCTGTAACGATCATCAGAGGATATTTGATCCTTAGTCTGGTGATAAGGTATGAGTCCCCGTACATAACCCTGAGTTGTTCTGGAATACGCAGATACCTTGACTTATGGATGAACATCATACACCCGAATCCAAAAGGATGAGCATCATTCTCTATACTATTATACCGTAAATCACCAGTAAAGTCAAACATATTTATTCCAATAAGACCGCAGGATAGTAGTACCTCCTCGGTGATTAATCCAAAGACCTTGGTATCGAACAGAAGATCATCATTCAGAATACAGATCTGGTTGTTGGTGGCCAGACTTACCCCAAGATTCCAAGCAGGATTGACAAAAATATTACTCTCTTGATTGATCATTCTAATCTTAGGATCGGATAGGATAGAATGGTTTGGAGTAGACTCTACCTTATTGTTGATGATGATAATCTCAGACACATCAGGAGATCGGCAAAGAGAGTTCAGTTGATCGCAGAAGGTTACTGGGACCCACATGGTGGGAATGATTACGGTGTACATTATAGGGAGATCCTATCATAATAATATTTGGTATTGTTGTGAGAAAGTTCTTGTTGGTCGCAGACGATGTGCATATTTTCCTCACCAATCTTGGGTAGAAGATATGAATACAACGGATGAAGATCTGTGTCTCCGGTATATCTATGAGGAGTGCGATAGACTTCTTGAATGGTTTCTGTAAGAACAGGAATAAATTTCTTTGGAAAGGCCGAGAAGGTGGTTATGTCCGATGTGTACTGCATATACCTCAGACCATACTTATATCCATCATAACTAGATTCGTCCCACCATCCCTTTTCTCGAAACAAGAAGTTGATCTTGGTTGGATCAATATTATATGCAGAGATAGGGGAATTCCATTTGATATCAAATCGAGTGGTGATTGCCAGATCAAAGTCTACCTCAGACAGCATCTGAATTCCCTGCTTTATGGTTGTCCTTGGATCTGATCCAGCAAACTCTATCAACTGTGTTTTCTTTGGTTTATAAAAGTCAATCAGTTCCTGAGTTGTTTCGTTTGGATAGGTGTTCAGGTAGACATCAGCATCCAGTGGATTGATAATATTGTCATAGAGATTTTCCTTGCCTCGACGCCAATCTCGACCACGAGGACCATAAGAAATACCATTAATCAAAAGTACTGTCTTCATATTAATATATATTCCTATATGATTCTAATTCATCCTTCAAGAATCCATATCTCATAAGAATCTTGTATTTGGATTGATTGTAAGAATACCCTTCTTAATTTCTTCAGAATATGGACTATCAGTAAGTACCACAACAGGATATGGATCATACCGTAGAATCTCAGGACTCTTCACCCGAAGATTGGTTCCATATAATCTCTTACCCTGTTTATTTACATCATTGTCAAGAACACATTCTGCTCCAGATTTTAATCCCTGACTAACCAGAAATTGTGTCGGAGGATTTGCACCAAACATAAAATAGTTCGGAGGTAATTCTTGGTTAAGATTCCAGATCAAATCATCGTAATATCTGAAGTAACCGTTGGCGTTATATTCATTACGGTTATAATGATTGGGAAGTACATTCAGAGACTCATCTACATCAACCTTTGTCTTGATCTTCAGTGCAGCAAAAAAGATGCTATGGTCATCCCCAAACAATTGTTTTTCGATCAGAGCATATCCACTCGCCTTCAGCCAATATTCAATGTATGGTTCGGAACACATATAACTATGTTCAAATGTAATTGAACTGATATACCTGAAATCAAAGAAATGTTTTTCGATGTTAGGGACACTGAAGATCATTCGAGTCCCTACTGGAAGAGTACTTAGATGATCAAAGAATAGTGAAGGCTCATAGACGTGTTCAAGGAAATGACTATGAGTAATGGTATCAACATCAGGATCAATGACTGTGGTATCAGAGAAGAACTCATTAATAACTTTTGCCTTTGAACCTTCAGGCAGAGTTGTTAGTGGATCGATGATGGTCCAATCAGCGTCTGGAAATTTCTTAAGGTAATGACTTGAGAGAGTTCCGTGACCTCCACCAATTTCCAGAATTTTCTTGGAGGAATATTTCTGCACGAAGTCACAGAATTGAGAGTGATGATCTGCCCAAATTTTTCCTACTGTGCCTGAGAAGTGTGACTTGTGATATACCTTATCCAGAGGAAGTAACTGCCTCATCTGAATCATACCAGTGCCTCGGCTGATAGCAAATTCTAGATCAGCAAACTCATCAGTGGAGGGATCTTCGTCAGTACATCCTTGAAATACAGGAATATTATAATACGTCTTTAGGTGTTCAAGATCAGTGATCCCACTAACCACATCATTTTTTCTAAGCATAATATAATCCCCTATCAAAATATATTGGTATAGCTGTCTATTTCTTCTTTTGTGAATCCATAAGAATACAATTGATCGTGGGTGACCGATCCTTGTTTTACAGGAGTGTGACAAACACCAGGATCACAGTTTATATATCGAATGGGAGCCTGATGAATCCCTGCTTCAATATCATCCATATCTATGGGTATACTAAATTCAGTATTAACATATTTCATCCAACCCCTAGTATTAGTATGAGATTCAACATTCCATCCGTGAGGTGGAGAATCTAACTCATATCTCATCTTGAATTTTTCTAAGGTATTCGGATTCATCACCCAATGAAAATCTCCGCCATAATTATGCATCACATTCTTACTATTAGCTGTTATTGATTCTTTGGTGTAGTTTGACAACACCATATCTTTCCATAACATGATATCTGGCCGATATAGAATCACTAAATCATAGGTTTTTGAATTATCATGAACATATTTTTCAAATAGGTCCGATACTTTTTTGATAGAAAGCCACCTAGAACATAGTGCAAACTGGTGGGGAGCAGAATCAAATTTATCAAGTTTCTGAGTTATTTCTGATTCATATATTACATTATTTTCTAAGCAATACTGTAATGGATTATACAGATCAATTAATTCTTTTTCTATATCATAATTCCAACCATGCATGAAGAAATCGAATGTACAGTTTTTATTAGTTTGAATGATGTGTCGATCAATTGAATTGTAGATAGCTTTGTAATTGACATAGGCACCATCTCTATAAAGTTGACCTAATCTTTCAAATTTACCAGACACTCTTGCGATTGCACCATTCATTAATATTGCGACATTCATAAGATACCCCTCTCAACTTACACCAGATATTTATCGTTCGGATCGCTGGGAACTTTTATACAAACAATACGACAGTCTTCGTAAAATACAGGAGCCGCAATCTCATTCGGAAGGATGGTGAATGTATCGCCTGCGACTACATATTTACCACAGACGGACATTGTTCCAGATAATAAAATATTGTGTTCGGTTGCAATTTTGTGATAGTGGGCTGGCCATTCCTCTGCCTTTTTATGAAGAAGAATGGCGACCTCAAAGTCCTTTGTCTTCAAAAGACTGGGGGTAAAATCTCCAATAACCCAGCCTCGGACCATATCCTCTAGTCTTCCAGTTGTCATAAAGTTTTCAAGTATTGGTCCAAATCGCTCGGCACACCAACATTTATATGCTGCTGATTGGGAATGTGGTGAAACCCAATCTCCTGTCCTTTTTTGATCATATAGTTGTATGTCTGGCTGATATAAAATTCATTGTTGGGTGCCCTATCATTATTGGCAATCATCTCCTCGGCACTTTCTACGAAATCGTTTCCACAGGTCCAATGATGAATACCATTGAGAGATATGTTAGAGATGACTTCTTTTTCCTTGATCTCCAATACCTTTCCCTTGGAGTCGATTCGCACATAGGAATTCTTAGGAGTAGATTCGTGATAAGTAACCACACATCCATCATAGATAGCCGCCGCATAAAGAAACTTCTGAGCATCCCATTGCATAATCTGATCACAGTTGGCGATAACCAATTCGTGAAAGTTATCGATATATGGCTTTGCAAGCAGAGCAGTACACGCTGGACCTTCAGTGATCTCATCAATCTCAATGATCTTACAATTAGGAACAATTCGATTCAGCAGAGTCCCTAGCTCAAACTTTTCCATATGCTCTTTTTGAACAATGAAAATATATCTGCCGTGGATACCCAGAGACTCTACGGCACGTTCAATAATGGTCTTACCCTGTATCTGAATGAGGGGTTTTGGAATCGTGTATCCTGCCTCACTGAACCGGATACCTCTGCCTGCCATTGGAATTACAATATTTATTCCCATAAATTAATGTGTGTGCTCATGCCAGAATCCCATCTCATTATCTTCATGATCTCCGTTTCTCATAATATCAATTCTCTTTACTTTAAGCCCAAGATCATGATCTATGACCGAAGCAAACTTCATCTCGTGTACATTGAAAGGAAGTTCATCCGTACTCTTAATAGAGTCATAGGGAATGGTCTTGAATCTATCAATGACTCGACCAGCAACAATAAAGTCCTCGGTCATATAATAGTTGACACCTTGCCACAAGGCTCTGAATTCTGGACCTCTCCAATCAGGTCCAACATAATTCCTGCAAACAAAATCATATTCTTCCAGATCATCTAGTAGAGAAAGTATCTTAGGTATGTTATACGCATACAGATCCGGATGAACATAAATGATATTGTACTCAGAAAGATCTCCAACAAACTCTTCTGCTAACATACGAAGGCAGTTGAGTACAGAATTTGTTGGGCCGAGTTGATATGATTCTGATGTAGCGAACTTCCTGAACGTAACATTCTTCTGTAATCCTCCAATGGTATCTAAACCATTGGAGGAAACATACACAGGAACATCCGAGCCAAATAGAGTTCTGATGTACTCAATATTCTGAATCAGATGCTTGGCATCTCTTTGAGAATGGATGTTACTGCATAGTATTATTTTCTTCATGCCGTGCGATATGCGACCGACAAACCATAGTCATCGTCATTTTCAAAGAACTTAGTGACCTTGTACATCTTCTCATCAATAGCCGGAAGGAACACAACCGGACCCGGATGAGAGTTAGTATCATGGAAAATAACAATACCATTCTCTGATAACATATCAGAATACAGCCAGTCATTGATAACCATATCCACACTGTGCCAACCATCAATAAGCAGAATAGAAACCTTATCCATTCCAATTTTCTTGGCTGCGTCTCGGATCTTAATCTGATCTGCCGAATGAGCGATTACTGTATGAACATTCTTTGCAGGATCATCAAGGAACGATTTGTCCTTATAGTCAATCCCAAGATACGGAACACTATCAGGCTTGGAAGTTAACAGGGCATTGGTGAATGATCCAATACCATTATTACATACTCCAATTTCCATAATACCATGAGTCGCATATCGTTGAGCAAGTACTGCTACCAGATCATAACTCTTCTTGGTAACTTCAACAGGATGGGATGCCGTCCAGGTGAAGTTCCAATCATCGACGTTAGAGTACTGAGCCATCTGGGGTTTATACTTCACTCCAGGAATATCCCTTGGAAGTACTTCAAATGGTGGAGGACCATCCATCACTAGTACAGGTACAAAGTTTGTGGTGGAGTCTTCTCGAACTACAATATTATATCCATTAACATTCATTTCCATATTAAACCAATCCCCATTTTGATATTGCTTGTTTGTATTCTTTGTTGCTGTAATCACCATCGATGGCACTTCTCATTGCCGTTGCGCCACTTTTGGTACCACCCGGATGGCCGTGCAATGCACCACCCACATTCGCCATATAGTCTAGACCGACCTCTGCAGTTACCCTGTTGACCAGTCCTGCGTGCATACCACAAGAAAGCACAGGCAGAGTATTTCCTGCCCTCAACACACTCAGAGACTTACTGAGTTCTTCAGGATCATCATTTGAGTATCCACCACCGATCATACCTGTCTGAATAGTATCCACACCCATCATTGTGGCAAGCTGACAGATAACAGGCCAAGAGATACTATAGTTATTTGACTTGCTGGTGAACACTCGATCACCAGACTTTTGGAAATGCAGGAACAGAGGAAGATTCATCTGACGAATAGAATTGTATGATCCCAATCCACTCCATACATTAATATGAACTCCGTTGCCACCCAAGTCTCGAACCAGTCGTACTCGATCCTTCAGATGAATAGGATCACAATTGATAGTATGACAAAAGATAATTCTTCGGGATTGTTTGGCGAGATAATTAGAGATAAGACTAACTCGTCTCATCAAAGGACAGCAACTGGGATTAGACATAATCTCATCTTCCTTGATGAAATCTACTCCACCATCTACCATCTGCTTCACCATATCAAGCAATACTTCAGGGGATACTCCGATCTTTGGTTTAACGATTCCACCCAGAATCGGTTTATCATATTGACCTGTGAATTCTCGAATACCAGTGATACCATACTTAGGAGCAGAGAAACATTGATCCTGAATAAAGTCAGGAATTGCTAGATCCACCAATCGACAACGTTGAACAATATCGATGTCTACGTGGCCACCCATCAATTGACAAAGTAGATGAGAGATGCCATCGGTTCTCCAATTGGTGTTGACAGTAGGAAATCCAATGACAACTTTTCCTGACTTCGCTCCAGCCAATTCAGATTCATCGCCAATAATGATACAGGAATGCTTCTCGAATAGTTCTTCGGTTTCCCATTCGTTTCGTACATTAGGATTACCAACGCTCTGACCAATGGCAATATTCCAGGCAGCATCACGAAGTGACGAGGAACTCGTCACCTCATAGGTAGCAATGACATATTTTTCGGCCTCTCTATCAGAGATATTACGGAACAGGTTCATAATTTAACGGCTCCCTCAGGGTAATATTTAGCCAGCCAATCTAGGTTAGTGCGTTCTGGATGTTCCTGGTACCAGCCTTTACCAGTAAAGACATCCATTACCATCTCGAAATATTCTTCATACATCGCAGCAACTCGCTCCATCGAATAGTTCTTCATGGCCCAATCCCGACAATCCTTGGGATTGATCTTGTCGATGTTCTTTACTGCCCAGCAGAACTGATCAAAGGTACGGCAACGATATCCGGTGACACCCTGCAAATTATATTCAGGAAAGACTCCCCAATCAGTTGTGATGATAGGAGTACCAGAGAACATTGCCTCCATCGCCGCACCACCAAAAGGTTCATTGTACATCGACGGAAGGAAGAATCCCTTGGCTCGTGACATAATCTTCTTACGAGTTTCCGAGTCAGCATAACCACAATGTTCGATCTGACCAGGAATTTGTTTGTAGCCGTGTTCTTCCAAGGTACCCTGACCATAGATCTTTAGTTTGACACCTGTGGCCTGTGCGACTTGCCAAGCAATGTCAATACCTTTTCCTGGATATACTCGACCAAGGAACAGGAAGTAATCATCTTTCTCTTCAGAGAATTCAAACTCATCTGGTTCAAAGTAGTTTGGAATTACAACATGGTACCAGTCCTCTTTGCAAGTTCCTACAGATTCTGATCCACCGATGGCTGATCGAATGGCATAGGATTCAAAGATTCGGAACTTTGCAAAGTGGCCTGAGGCATAACCAATACCAGGTTCAACCACAATCATATCCGGATGAGCATCACAGATAGGTCGGTGGCCGTGTCCCCAGAATGGTAACAGGAAGTCGTTCTTCTTCTTGCGCTTGCCGATCTCTCGAATGGCATTGGCATAGAATGTCTGATAGGCGTGGTCATTCATATCGAACTTGAAGAAGTTCTTCCGCCAATCATAATTGCCATAGGCAATCTTTAGATCTTTATTGGTGGTAACAGGAACGTGTTCGGTACATACTAGCTCAGAATCTTCGTGACCATAATGAATTACTTCATGGCCTCGTTCGGTCATCATCTTTCCGAATCGCCGAACTTTGGTGGTGTATGCACAAGCACCATAGTCCTTATGAGTTACCGTGTGTGGTAGACCCAGAATATGAAATCTGTATTTTTGATCAGCCATAAATCTCCATATTATTATTATACTACGTTTCAATCAGAAAGTCAAGTACTATTTAGACACCAGGCATTACGGATGTTGCGCCAAGATTCTTGATAGTAGAATCATATCTCCAATAGATATATGATGTGGATCCATAGTAGGCAGAAGGTCCGATACCTGTGGCTCCGGTGGCTCCAATATTCGCATCAATGTTGAAGTTGGTGGCCGAAGGATTGACCACAACAATACCCTGAAGAACTCTGGATGTTGAGCCACTCGCAGTAATATTCACATCATATGAATACCGTCCGGGAGGAACACTCTGAGTTGCAGAAGCTGGCATAGTCAGAGTAACATTACCAGCAGTCGCAGGAGCAGGAATGGTAACACCCATAGCATAAACATTGAGACCAGAATAATAGGACTTTCTCATCAGAGCAATCCCAGTGGCACCTGTAAGATTGATCACAGTTCCTGCCTGATTATGCACAGTTACTGTGGTTGAAAAGTCTGTTGCCTGATCCAATGAGAGGTTCGTGTATTGAGCCATACCTTTATTTAGTCTCCTCTACACGCTGATGGTGGTCTGTATAGTATAGATATCGTCTCGATTGGCTGTGGTAGGAATTACCTGAATGGTTGTGGTGGTAAGAGTCTGATTGTTTCCCAAGTCTTTGAACTTGATGGCATCAGTCTTGATCACAGCACTGTTGTCGTGGATTGGAGGATACATCAAATAGTTTGCGGTGAAGTTCAAAGTCCAGGTTATGATTCGGTCGTCGGCCACATCACCCTGATACAGATCCTCAGAGGTGATTGAGTTCAGGATGATCGGAACATCTCTCTTCGCTCCTCCGGGATTTAGCATATCATTGATGGACACCGTATAGAATGGAGTGAAGTAGGGTAGAATTTGTTCGATGATCTGAAGACCATCATCAATATACTTGACAAAGATCGATACGGTATAGTCATAGGTATAAGGTACCGGATTGAACTGAGTCGTATACTGAGTCGAGAAGTATTGAGTTCCTGTGCCCAACGAAGAAAGATTGATGACTGATCCTGCGATGGCATTGGTATAGGTAGTGGCCAGTTTGATATTATCTGCATCTACTTTGATCGCATAGTATGTAACACCATTGGTAAGATTGCCGATTGCGGTTCCACCATTGCTATGATACACCACTGCCTTACCATTACCAAATCCGTGAGAAGTAATATTAATAGTCTCGGTGGTGATGTTTACTGCTGTGGCGGAATTGAAGTTGACATCAGGCCCCGGCACATAGATGTTCTGAGTCAGGGTCTGAGTCTTACGAGTAGAATCATAAGCCATGCCAGTGAGTTCATAACCGATTCTGGGCAGAGATATTTTGATGTCAACATTATCATTTTGAATCGAGGGATTTCTCTGCTGAAGCATAATGATGGTCTTATCCGCAGGAGAGTATGCCAGAGGACAAAGAATATTCTTGGCCAGAGATCCATCAGTGTTGTATCTCATTACGTGAATATTATCAAACAGGGATCCAAAAGCCGCAGTAAGATTGCGAATGGTCGAGAAGTAGTATGGAGTATTTGTTAGTGACATTATCTTTATCCGAAGGGATTAGCCTCCACGTTGTTTATGATACCTTCTGCTACATCCTCAATGTATTGATTCTTGGCAAACGGATCAAGAATACCCGATGCTCCCAGAGCACCATTGTTGGCAAACTTGCTCTGAACCGTATCGGCATTTGTTCCTGTATTAATATCTTCATCAGAGTACTTGAAGACTTCACAGGATAACACAAAGTACTGGCGAGAACCCAGTGGGAATAGTGGGTTCTTATCTTCGATGAACTTGATCTCGAACATACCCTTGGTCACAGGGTTGTAGATTAGATCTCCTTCGATTGGTAGATTGGCTCCAATATACTTGGCAAACTTCTCCCTTGAGACAATCAGCCGAAGTTGGTAATTTAGTTGGAAGCCAAAATTTGTGATCTGCGGACCTATACCTTGGTATGCATCATAATTTTCAACATGCATCTCAATAGTGAAATTTTTGGTAAAGGAACTAAGAGTGTCCTCGTGAAATAAATTATCCAACTTAACTAGATTACGAGGAATAAACACAAGATCTATTCCAAAACTTTCAATGGCTTCATTAACTAGTTGTTGGACTAAATTTTGTTCGGCTGGAGAACCAATACCACTACCTGATTGAAAGTAATTACGTGTTGGCATATTTTAGCCTATCTGAAAATCTATGGGCATCTGATAGTCATTCATCAATTTATCTTCCAGAATATTACACTCTTCATTGGCCTGAGCATATATCTCAGCCCCATTCAATGTAATTCCCCCGGGAAGATTAACATTCCCAAACTTACTCAGATTACCTCCCCACTGCCTTTTGATGTATGCAGTAGCCAGAGCCTTTAACATATAATCATCCCATACTGCGGGATAGCGGTCGATATCTATGCGAGTATAAACTTTGAACAATACCGCAGGAGCCATTGCCTTGATGGTGGACAGTGTCTGAGAGAAGAAGATCTTGGAGGTCTTGCGATTGAAATGGAATGACTTTACCGGAGCCATTTCTTTCTGAATGGTATCCGTATAGGATCGAAGCATATCAAAGTACTGAATGTTACCTGTGGCCACGCCAGGAGTAACATAGAAGTCATTGAGGAAGAACTGATACTGAGCCGAGAACAGATCTGACCCAGAAAGAAAAGATGATGCGGTGAAAGGATATACAGAGACCACAGAGAAGATTTTCGGATCTAGTGGAATGAATCCATTGGTGACATCGATGTCCTGAATCTTATAGACATAGGATGTTTCCTCGATACCATCAAAGTGGTAGTCATAGAAACGATCCAACGCATCATCGATACGATCATCGATCTGAGTGGTGTCTACGTTGATATCGATGACAGGATGACCAAGTCGTCGAAGACAATATTCCCGAAATTCTTCTCTGTTTTGTGGTCTCATATATCTTATTTATACAAAGTCAATGAATGGTTCCAACTGAAGAATATCCGAAGAAGAGATGTTGAATGACTCCGGTAGATCCTTCGGACCCAGCTTATCGAAGTTCAGAGTAACTTCTGTTTCGAGTAGTGGCCTCAAGGCTTCTGAAAACAATGGAAGGTTCTCTTCCGTGACTGTGGTAATGCCTGTGTCAGGATCTGTCATTCCGAATTTCTCTACCAGCTTCTTTCGATGCTCTTCAAGGTCTGTGATCTCTGATACGACTTGTCGAATCAGTCTACTGATCTTGTATGCTGTTTGAATAGGGAGTGCCTGATTCGTCAGAGTGCCCAACGCTGATTCTGCTTGCTTTATCTGTCCGAGTGTAATGCGCATGTATACCTCACTTATTGTACTACCAACATATTTAGGTGGACTATCTATCCCGTACATCTACTATAGTATATCACGTAACTACATTTAATATTATAGCGGGTTCTGATCCAAAAGTCAAGCATAAACAAAAAAATATTTTGCTTGTGTTCTGGATGCCTATATGGTATAATAGTAGTATGGCTCTTTACATCGATGTGAAGTATCTTGGCTTCGTGTCTTCTGCTCTTCCCCTCTTTAAAAGGAAATCCGACAACCTATGGAACTTCAGGTGTCCATTCTGTAAGGACTCTGAGAAGAAGGCATCCAAGGCCAGAGGATACATCTATGCTCGATCTCAGGAACTATTCTTCCGCTGTCACAACTGTCAGTACGGAACCACGTTCTACACGTTTCTGGCCAAGGTAGATCCTACTCTACACAAGGAATATATGCAGGAGAAGTTCCTGGATTCCAAGGGCGAGGCCACGAAGAAGGAAGTTCCTGTGATTCCTCAGTTCAAGGCTCCGGTGTTTGGTCTTCGACCTAAGATTAAGCTGGACAAGATCTCGGATCTGGATTCTCAGCATTGGGCCAGGAAGTATATGGAAGGTCGAATGATTCCTGTGGACAAGCTTCATCTGTTCTACTTTGCTCCGGACTTCAAACGGTTCGTGGAAGATATGGGATCAGAGAAGCATAAGGATATGAAGCCGGATGATCCTCGTATTGTCATTCCATTCTATGACGAGGAACATAATCTGATTGCCTTCCAGGGTCGAGCACTGATTGACAATAAGATTCGGTATATCACTATTCGAATGAACTCATACTCTGGTCCGCTTATCTATGGATTGGATCGAGTAAATAAGGATAGTCCGGTGTATGTGGTCGAAGGTCCAATCGATTCCATCTTTCTTCCCAACTGTATTGCCGTGGCTGGTTCGGATCTAAATAGAGTGTCGGCGATGTTCAAGAATCCTGTGATGGTATTTGATAATGAACCACGCAACAAGGACATCTGTAAGATTATGGCTCTGTCACTATCCAAGGGACACCGTATTGTTATCTGGCCTGATGATATGAAAGAAAAGGACATCAATGACATTGTGGGGTCTGGTAAGGATGCGTGCTCTATTATGATGGATAACATCCACAGTGGATTGACGGCTCAGGCCAAATTTGCATTTTGGCGCAAGGCTTGACTTTTTTGATCAGATGTAGTATAATAAGTATAGGAGACCCCAATGAGAGCATGGCATTATAATGATATCGCCGATAATGATACCTTCACTCCAATAACCCGATGCGTGGATGATGATGAAATCTTGGAAATACATTGGGAATACTGGTCCGAGGGAATGAAACGCCGAGGATATCCTGAGAAAGAAATAACCAAGGAAGCCTGTATTGATGATTGGGCAGTTGTGAATTGGGCTTGGGAAGTGTCAGGAGTTAATAGAAATAGTTAATGGGATACGAAGAACAAAATATGATAAGCGATGATACGAAATCCACTCTGAAAAAGTTACTGATATCGATATTATCTTTGGTATTGATACCAGCATTATTTCTATGCGTGGTTAAAGAATGTGTTTGGTTGGTTGAGATTTTAGGATTGGAACCGATTAGATGAGATATAAAACATACGATGAAATTGTAGATGTGAAGCTGTTGTCATACAGTCAGCCTAGCAGTGAATTCGCTCACCTGAAATGTGACGACTCCAAACAGGTGGATGGTTGGGACGACTCTCACGTAGATCATACTCTTACTAATCTGGTGTCATATTGCGCCCGAGTATCGAATCCAGCCAATCAAAATAATGTAAATACCTCCGAGAAACTCATTGGGTATCTTCTTGAGAACAAACACTTCTCTCCGTTTGAGATGGTGAATATTTGTCTTGAAGTAACCACCGCCCGAGATATTGCTCGTCAGATTCTAAGGCATCGTTCGTTCTCCTTCCAGGAATACTCTCAGCGATATGCCGATCCGACCAAGGATCTGGAATTTTGTATTCGAGAATGTCGAATGCAGGACACCAAGAATCGTCAGAACTCAGTAACAACTGACAACACCGCATTACAATTATCATTCAAGAATATGCAGATTGAGATGCTCGACGCAGTCAAGGCTAACTATGACTGGGCGATCTCCACAGGTATTGCCAAGGAAGTTGCCCGAGTCATTCTACCCGAAGGCAATACGGTCAGTCGCCTATATATTAATGGGACGTTGAGATCATTCGTCCACTTCTTGGAAGTCCGACTTGGCAATGGGACCCAGAAAGAACATATGATGATTGCCCGTGAATGTGCCAAAGTAATTTCTCAAATTTTCCCCTACATCAAATCTCAGGATTAATAATGTCATCGAATCACTATCTAGAAAATTATGTATCTGATATCCTACCAAAGGAATTTCTAACAGAGTATATCACCAAGACCCCTCCTTTTGGATTCGCAGGTTTGGGTTACATCGTGTTCAAACGAACCTATGCTCGTCGTCTTGCTGATGGCAATTCTGAAGAATATTGGCAGACAATTGCTCGATGTATTAATGGAGC